GCTGCTCACGAAGTTCTGCAGCATTAAAACGTTTGTTTATCTTGGATTGAAAGGCGAGTAGCGCCGAGGAAACATAATCAGCCATTGTCTTTGAGTTTTGACAACTTTAAAGGTCACCGACCTAATAATTTTCGGCACCGCCGATTATACTTTGGGACACCGTCCCGGATGATTGCGAGGCACAGCCTCACGACATAAAAGTATAAACGTTTTTCTGATTATGCTAATTTTATTAGCAAAAAGTTTTTAACAGTATGTGAATATTACTTTTTTCTGCTGCCGATCACAATGCCTGCTGCAAGTATTAGAAAAACGATAATAGAGCAACAGCCGGAAATGATAATGAATGTCTGCATGATTATTTATTGCTGAAATCAAAATTCGGGTTTGAATCTGTTATCTCTTTGAGCATCTGCCTCGCCTGTTCGCCATTGGCGTTGATGCCGTTTTCTGCCAAATGCTGGTTGAATTGCTTTAGATTGCTGATTCCGGCAAGCGGCGTCTTGCTGTCTTTTCCGTTTCTTCCGGCAGCACCCTGCGCTTCCTGTTTGCCCAATTTTCTTTCGTCAATATATCCAATCAGCGCATCCTTTACCGGAATTGGTTTCAGGTCGGTTTTGTTAACAACTATTTTCCCGTCTCGTTTCACAACAGTCTGTCCCTCATGGTCCACTATCTCATTTCCTATTTTCAATATTGCCAGCCATTCTTTATTTGTAAGATTGTCCGGCTTCTTGTCAATGGTCATCGTGAGAATATCATTATCCAGTTGCGCTTCTTTGGTGGCTTTTAACATGGATTCTTTTTCTGAGGTAAGCATAGTAATGTTTGCCCGCAAACCCTCGATAGTGGTATTGAGTTCTTTTATTTTTTCCGTTTCAGTTATATTGGCGTCTTTCAATACTTTTTTCCCGTATTCTTCTAAGAATCTCGCCGGGTCTTTACTTCCCTGGCCATCATATTCCAATCCTGCCTTTTCTTTTAATTCTTTTATTGACATTTCCTTTCCTGCCCTCAATGAAGATGATTTTATCTGTTCTTCCCGGCTGGTTAATTCCGCTTTTGTAAAAACGGAAATATCTTCCGGTAGTTTGATTTCGGTTTCTGCGTCTGACGCCATTGCATCTTCAAATATTTTTTTGTCAATCTTTAAAAGATCGGCAATAGCAAGAAGTGACTCTTTTTTTATTGGCATATATTTTTAGTTTAGGATAGTAATTGGTTGATGTCATCTTTAGGGTTGATTCCCATTTCATCTGCCCATTCTTTATATAGAATTCGGCTTCCGACAGTTTTTTCCCCTTTGGGGAAAAGGAATTTTCCAAACTCCCCTGGCTGATAGCCGTTGGCGAATGAATTTAAGTGTTTGGCAAGCGAAGGCTCAATCAGCTTCGGGTGCAGTTTTTTGACAATGTCCCAGCCGACAATAATGCTTTCAATTCTTCCGGCAAGCGTATTCTTCGCTTCTTTTTTTACAATGTTTACATCAAACTCGTCATACCAGGATAGAGTGGATATTGTCTCTTGTTTTTTTGTTTTGGTTTCTGCCATAGATTGTTTTTTTTTATTGAACAATTTGTATTTTCTTATTCGGTTGAATGATCGGCGATTTTTCCCGAACCGATTTTATCTGGTGCAGATAATTAATGATACTGATCGTTTCGTTTAATTCTTTGCAAAGGCTTATAATTTTTTCAGCGGGCAAATCTTCTTTTGTTTCGCACAACCTTTTTTCAATTCCGCTGGCTTTTGCTTTCAGCGTTTCAATATGGTTATCAATCATTATACTATTGATGTTTGTCTTGACATTGTGAGTGGGTCAAATTGTTTTTCCGATGGCTCTATTGCTTCTTCTTTTATCGTTTGCATTTTCGGTGTACAGTATTCAATTAATAGATTTCTCAATGTTTTTTCATCGTTCATTACCCAATCCATGTCGGTTAATGTTGATGCCCATTCGGAAAAATATATTTTACATGTTTTATCCAGGTCTGTTGCCGATAATGCCTGCACCTGCTTTGCCGTTAAATGGATCCACGGCTCCAATCTCATTTGTTTCAGTGCAATTTGCAGGCCTATCGGATTTCCATAATACTTGCTTTCATAATATTCCTGCAGTAGATCATCGAGTATCGCCTGTGCTGAACCGGCAGTTCTTGCTTCTGAATATTTTTTCCAAAGAGCATCGGGGCCTTCCATGATATAACGATCACCATAATTCACAGTGCAGCCATTATAAGAATTTCCGAACATCACGATTCCGCATTTATCAATGATCCATTTTTCCAACTCTTCTGCCCATTCTGAATAAAAATAAAGGCGCTGGATTTTTGAATTGCTTTCATCCAATACCTGTGTGGCGGTTTTATCACCTGGATTTAATTTCACTCTCGCTTTTGAATCGGGTGAATAGCCCCAAAGCGTTTCAAACATTTGATTGAATAATAGATCCAAATCGTCAGTCATTAAATTCCATGCTTCCACAGGCGGGGCTGTATAGCCATCAAAAGCGGCGGGGAGAGAAATTTTGCCATCTGTTGTTTCTGGTGCAGGAACAATAATTTCATCTCTTACGGAGGATCGCTTTTGATACTTGGTCCCATTACAATCGGTGCAGGTAACTCCGGCAACAACGCCATTACCCTGGCAGGTCGGGCAGATAGACTGCATTCTCCAATGCTTTGGAAACATGTGCAGGTTTTTCCAGATATTGAACACGGAGCCTGATGTTAGGTAAGAATTTGCCAGTTCAACAATATCGCTATCCGGAGAAAGAAGTAAATCGGAATTGAATTGATAGATGTTTGAAATGATAATTGCCGGGCATTCTAAAAACGGGTTCAGCAGGGAAAGCTCTGCAATTTCTTTTACTTCTTTTCCATCCCATTCAACAATCTTGTCGCTTATATCATCCACCACACGGAAATATTTTGTCCGGTTATTTTCATTCGTTTTAAAACGGTCAAGATTTATTTTTGTCGGTGCCGCTAAAGAGTATTCCTTTGCTTGTTTTACTGAAAGATTGAAAATGATGAGATTTATTTTTCTTCCATTGGCTTGATAGTAAAAAATATCAGATGTTGAACGATAGGTTGGATAAGGATTGCCATTTTCATCAAGCTCCATAAAGATCACTCCATTGGGGTCAATCTGAAATGCCGGTAATGCAATTTGCTGAATCCACTTTCGGAGGCTCATGGTATTGCGGATGTTTTGCAAATAGGCGGTAAATTTTTTCAGCGATGAATCCGGCAGGTTAATATTCACCGAACCGCCTGCGGCAGAAAATACTTTATCAAGCGGACGGTGCAGGCGTGTGAAGATGTCTTTATTTGACCGGGAATATTTTTGGCGGATATTTTTTTTCTGCTCAGTTTCAAATTCATCCATCCGCTCAATAGCTTGTTTCATTCCATTTCCGGTAATGTGCATGGACAGGATGGAGGACTGCTTACGGGCCTCTGTAAGCAATAACAACATGGGGTTAGCAAGAAAAATTTCCTGTAATGTCATTTACGGGAAACAAAGCTAATATTTTTAGCAAAAAAAAAGAATTTTTTTTATCCGGTGGGTTTCTAAAGCACAAAAAGGTAGCATGTAGGTAATAAGTAGGTAGAAGATGCTACTTTTTTTGATGGATATTTTTTTTATCCGGTGGTTAAGGCAAACTTTTTCTTTCCCCGCTGATCGGCCACTACATAGCGCCAGGGGTCTATTAAATGATTAAACTCGTCTATCGGATCGTTGGTATAGTTTCCGTTTTTGTCTTGTGCATAGATGTAGTTATTGATCTCTTCCCAAAGATTAACACTTTCTTCCACAGCAAAAAGATTCATGGTGTCCATCAGGTCAAGGCCGTGAGTGATACTGTCGGGTCCCTTCACGCAAGGGACGACATGAAAACCGGATAACAACATGGGGTATTTTATCAGGTCATCGGAATTTAATTCCTCTGCAGAATATCCCCTTTTCAGCTTTCGCCAGGATTTGTCATCCGCATTGTCGGCAATAATTCTATCTGATGGCGATAGTTTAAGCTCGCAATACAGCTTTGCAATCGAAAGCGTATTCATGGGCTTATAATTTAACTCCCGGCAATAGCAATTATTCTTGTCGAATTTAACGCCAACAAGACCGGCTGGCGAAGAGGTTCCAAAATCCTGCCCATAGAATTCTTTGAATGGCAGCGCCAGATAATCTTTTAGTTTAATTGGCTTCACTTTTCTTAGTACCTGACCTCTTCTTCCCGAACTGGCATATCCTTTTATAGCCGTCAGATAGTAATGAAGATTGTAGAGATGCGAATCGGGATTGCCGTAATTGTTGTAGTTGGAAACTATATGAGCTGGTAGGTATGGGTTGTCGGTAAAGCTGGTTTGAATACAAACGAATCCTGGAATTTCTTTTGGCTTCAATTTAAAATATCCATCATATTCGGTTGCGATGGTGTTGAAATATCTTTTAACGATCCAATGCCCCAGGTCGGGCGTATTGAGTATGATTATGATTAACGATCCTTCTTTTCGTATACTATCGGCAAAAGTGTTGAATTTATCAACGTCCCGAATATCTTCTGCTTCTTCTATGATGGCAATATCAACATCTGATATAGATTTAAGATTTGCTGTTTTCTGTGTAGTGGATGCACGAAATCCTTTTGTAAAAACAAACATCTCACCGCTTTGTAAGTCTCTTATTCCTCTTTCATTTTTTTCATAAATGCCATTAAAGTGCCCATACTGATTAGCTGTATCGTACCGAAGGAATATTTCATTCAGGATTGATTCCCGGATGGTTTCCCGTTCATCACGAAGAACGGCTACACGCTTTTTTTTTATCGTTGCCTGGAAGGTGGCAAACTTGCTTACCTCGTATGTTTTGGCGCCGCCACGATCGACCCCCGATACAAATAACAAGATTTGTTTTCGGGGGCAAATTATAAAGGATTTTAAATTCGTTTAGAGACTTTACATTAATCATTCAAAGTTTATTGGAAGTTCAGAAATGTTAATATTTGCTTTTACATTGGCATCAACCCTTGATAATTTGGGCTTTACAAATTCTGTAAGTGCAGCCATAGCATTTACATAATTTCTGCCGGTTAATTTTTTTATTTCCTCAATAAGTTTCGTAGCTCCATCTTTTTCTATAAATTCTTTCAACCCTTCCCAATTCTGAAGCCCAATAGAATTTTTGAGTTTCGTTTTTTTATGAATCTGTCCTTTCCTTTTAATAGGATTCTGACCTTTTTTCCAAGTCCCTGAAGTTCTTCCGCCTCTTGGCATTTTGACGATTTTTTGACGATTTAGAAGTATGGGCTTTCAAAATTACTAAATTTTTTAGTTTTCATCCCATCAGGATAAAATCCACTATTTTTTTCTTTTCTTCTGATAGCCTGGAATAGCGGTGATGCAACATTTTTTCTTCTTGCAAATTTATCTCTATTTCTTTTTCTCCGGTTAACACCGAAACAGAAATACCGAGAGCTTTTGCAATCAGTTCCAGCTTTTTTATTGGCGGGATGGCCCTGCCCTCCTCGTAGGCGCCAATGCTTTTTTGGGAAATGCCGCTTTCTTTTGAAAGCTGGTATTGAGATAACCCTGCTTTTTTTCGATAGAAGATAATGGATTGAGAAATATTCATTTGATTTAAAATTTATGCCGTTATTTTTTCCACCATGTTTTTCAGGCATTGAATTATAACCGATTGAGTCTGTCCAAAAGTGTAACACACTTCTGCTGTCCATCCAATGCTTTTGAAATAATTCAGCCATTCCGTTTGCGCCGGCGTTGGTTTATTGGGCTTAATTTTTAGTTCAATAACTAATTGCAAAGAAGGAAAGATCAGATCGGGAAAACCACTATCGCTGCCCAGGTATTTATATTTGAACTGTTCAAACCTTGATCGCTTCCCTTCGTTGGGAGAATGATGATAGCGAAGTCCCGGATATTGAAATCGCAACCAGGATATTACTTGTCGCTGCAGATGATCTTCTTTTGTGAGGTATTTTTCAAAAGGATTTGGCATTAATAAAGTCCTCTGATTTGTTGTTTACAGTTATTAAAACCCTCATAAGTGTATCCTTTCGGAATTTATTTCCGGTAGTTTCGGAAAATATTTCGTTTAATTCCATGATTTATAGTTTTAGTTCGTAAATAAATGTGTTAGTGGCAAGTGCTACTTCCGTAATCCTAACGACTCTATCAATCGAGAGCCTAAAGATTCTGCACACTTAACAATATCCGCACTCATAAGGTCAATGTATGGTTGAGCCATTTCAGGGCGAATCTTAAAACTAAACGATTCGTGTTCGCCATTTTCAAAAACTATCTTTCCAACGTACTTGTCCTTATCTTCGCCCCATCGTTGAAATTCAAGTTCAATTTTTTGCAGCCTCCAACTATCTTTAGGCTCTTTGTTTTGTGTTTCTGTTGTCATTTTCGTTTAATTTACCGCACCAGCCACTAACAGCGGTTTGGTGCTATTATTTTGCCTATAAATTTTATCTAAGGCTTGAAATGTCTGCAAGGCAAAATAACAGACACCAAGCCGCAAAACGTTATGTGCAAGCGTGGGCAAAAATTGGAAACTCCCGAATCCTTAAATGTGCTGGGAACTCCTCAATATTGCCTCCATGCCTATCCGACATTTTCAATTCTTTTGACAGATAAGTGCCAAGTTGTTTTACAAAAACGGAAATGCCCGCCTCTTTGCATTGTGCAACAATTTTTTCAATCCATTTCATTTCACATGGTCGGTAGCGATATGTTCCTGTTTCATGCCCGCTTTCTCCTCCAACAATTACCCAATCAATTAAATCTTTCACCTTATGTCCCATATCAACTTGCTCATCCAATGGGAGAATAACTTCTCCATGTAACGGCTCAATGGAAAGAAATTTTATTCCTGATTGAATCGGAACTATCAAATCAAATAATCTATTCATTCCTTTCTGACTGCCTATTGATGTTCCGAGCCATACATGATTTCTTACTTCTTCCCAAAATTCAGGGAGATTTGAAATTATTCTTTCAGGTCGCTTAGTTAAAATCTGAAATTGATGTTGCGGGCATTTCCTGATAATGTCCCATGCTTCAGTTCTGAATGAATCGCACCCTTCGTGAAAAAAATCGGTTAATGAGCAAGTAAATATTTTGCTTGGCTCTTTCAGTTTCAAAGGCAAATTGAAAACCGTTTTTGTCTTTACAACTTGTCGAGGATTATATCTTGTCCCGTCAAAAGAATCCCGATACATATAACAGAATTTGCAATCTTCATCTACTTTCGTGCAACCTCTGGCAATATTCCATGTCGCATCAGTCCATTGTATTTCGCTTTTTAAACCCATAGGAAAATTTTTGCCCCCGCCAGCACATAACAAGGGCTTTGCAAAAAAGCCGCTGAGTGCTGGTAAGGAAGTTTATACTTTTTATTTTCATTCATCTGTTTAGACAACTTTGTATTTCAATCTGGCTTCTTCGCAAAGCCCCGAACCGTTACAGGCAAGCTACTACCACCCTGCGATGATAGCAGCTTACCTAATTGCAATAAATTGAAGGGAATTACTTAACGGGAGTGAAAGAAATATCTAAGTAGCAGTTGAGTGCAGTAGCGATGCGAACCAGTGTATTAAATTGAAAATTTGCCTT